ATTTTTAGTATCAGCTCTATACCAAATCAGGTCAGTTAGTACACATAAACTATTCTTGAAATTCATTGCAGTAGAGGCGATCACAAGAAACAATATGTTTGTACTTGTGGATAAGATGATTTCCACAGGTGTCACAATATGACGCTTAATACGGCGGCATAGCATTGTAATAAAGACTAGAAAACCCCTCGACTACAACCAAGAGCCAAGAGGTTTAATAGATACCCATCCCTAGGTGTTTAACGCTTAATTGCATAGATTAAGGTCAATTCAAGTCTAGCGAGGATAAGGTGACGGGGACGCCTTTAATACTTTAGATAAACTAATTTTTTTTAAATGCAGCTCTAATTGTTTTTGCTGCTTTTTTATGTTAGTGCAATGTGAACAATCACAAATCAATATTTCTTCTTTCTGCATCTTATTAATATCTAGACATAGTAAAAGGATAAGCAGCCCATGAAAAAGATTCTTGATTTAATAGGAAAGCTTTTCATATATGAAAGCCCTGAACCTTACGACGGTTTTAAAAGATTCTTGAGGGATAAGACAAGTAGAGAATTAAGAGCGCTTGCAGGGACGCCAAGCCACTATTCAAAGACCATTATGATCAATATGATTATCGACGAAATAAAAGATTCTAATCGTTAGCAATACGCCAATACCTATTTTTCCATTTGTCGTATATTGCCAATTCTTCTTTTAAACGCTCATAGGTTAAAACCTCTTGATGCAAGCCGGTGAACGTGTGGGCGTGCCTATGTGTAGGGTCGTCTCTATTGTCCAGACGGTAAAGCTTTTCTTGATACTCGTTCCTGGCGGCGTTCTCTGCTACTGAAATTTTTTTAATCATTTTGGATTGTCGTTAACTTTAGTTTTCATTTTTTGCAAAGTCTCAAAGATTAATTGAATAACTGAGTTTTGCTTAAGTTTTGACGCGCCTACAATTTCCGAGGCAAGCGCCACGGCTGCCCAAAAAATTGGGCTTTGAATTAAATGATTCATCTAGTAGTTTTCATAGGGCAGCGTTCTTCTAATCTTGCGGTTGTTTGCTCTAAGCGATTTAAGCGCGTAAAGATTTCAACCTTTAACTCTGAGTTTTTCTTGGCTTGCATAGCGAGGTAAACGAAAGCACCTGACACTATGGCCGCGCCAATCTCGGTCAAAAGACGTTTTTTGAAGCTAATGTAATATTAATCATTCTTTGCTATGGCGTCATATGAAAGAAAAGCCAACGGAAGAAATAAAAGCAGTTGAGGCAATTGCCGAGGAAGACAAACCCGAATATCAAGAGAAAATTGTTTTCTTGGTCAGTCTCGTTTTTCAGTCCATTATTGTCACTTGGTGTTTACTCGTCTTGTCTCTTGGATACGTTAAGCTTCCAAACCGAATACTGGGAATGGACTTGCCGGATCAGCCGCGAATCGATAATACATTCTGTGCCGCGCTCCTTGGAAATATTTTAGCCGGGTGGGGTATAAGTGTTGGAGCTGGAGGAAATGGCAAAAAGAAAAAGAAAGAACAAGAACAACAATTAGCTGCAAGTAATACAGCAGGCCAACAGGTAATAGTTATAAAACAACCTATAGAACTAATCACCAAGACCCCAACAGCTACCCGCGTCGATCCACTCACAAATAAGGAGGTTGACCCACAAACAGGCCGTTTAATCCAATGAAAAAACTATTAATCCCCTTTTCTTTTCTTTTCGCTGCTATTCCTGTAAAAGCAGATATAACGCACACTATCCAGTCAAGCGCCTCTATTTCTATTGCAGCTCCGGGTTCAGTTTTAACCCGTCAAGCTAATGAATATTCAGTAAGTGGTAATGGCGTTGCAACAACTGACGGAACAACCGCCGGAGTAATTGGAGGGCTAGGAACTGCCACCAATGGTGTTAATGCACTAACCACAATAACGCCAAGTCAAGCGGTAAATGGCAGCCAATTCAGTTTTTCTCAAAGTTATACTGAAGGTGATGATACCGTTACAGCTATAACAGTCGGCGAGATCCCGCCTTTTTCAAATATCACATCAACGTCAGTAGGAACAGCCGGAACAGGAACAATAGGAGTGGGCAAAGATGGCGCGTTAACCCTTACACCGGGAACAGCAACAGGAACCACTATCACCGGCCAATATACGACAACTTTAACTTTGGAATAATGAAACGTTTATGCCTTTTATTTTTCTTATATGCAACGCCTAGTTTCTCTAATCCTATTGGTGGCTTCACTACCGGAACCATGTCGAGTACTACGGTTTCAAGTTCTTCAACGATTGAGAGTATTGTGTCAAAAGACTATAATACAGGGTTTTCCTATTCGGTCAGTGGTTCAGGCATTACGCACGACGGCGGCAATATGTCACCTGACGCGGTGCAAATCTCTGGAACCACAGACGGCGTAAGCTATAAATGGACAGGGCAAAACTTCGCAACAAAACCAAATTGGACACTGATGGAACCAACATCAGGCAACGCCTTTCAATTTGTGGAAAGTTATTCTGGACCTTCGCTCTCAAATGTAACTACTTTAAACAGAAGCATAATTACAGAGTCAACAACCACCTCAACGTCAGTATTTACAAAATAGCGGCGTTATTATTTTTCTTCCCTTCACAAGTATTAGCTAACGCGGTTTCACAATCTAATAACGGGTCAGTCTCAAATATTGCAATTCAACAGACTACCGGAAATATGACGACTAATAGTTATGGGCCAACACAAATTCAATGTCAAGGCGCAACGATGGCGCTTCAACCATATACACAATTCGGGGCTAATTATCGAAAGCCTTTTAACCATACTTATAAAACCCCTGTATATGATCCAACAGATTTAACAGGGGATTTCGACGACGACGGGAACGACATAGGCGACGGCGTACCAGATAACCCCGGAGAAATTCTTTATTGGCAGCAAAATTATGCAGGATCTAACAAGGACGCATATTCATTAAATACGGGTGTAACTTTAAGCTTTATTATTCCACTTGATAAAAGATTTCAAGATGCTTGTTTGAGGGCTGCTAATACACAAATAAACCTACAAAATCAGAAGTTAAAAAACCTTGAGATGGATTGGCATATTGCACGTTATAAAAATTGTGCCGAGCTGTTATCTAAAGGCTACCGCCTGAAAGAATCAAGCCCTTATTATTCAATTTGTAAAGATATAGAAATCATAGAAAAGCCAAATCAAATTTTAAAACATAATCACAAAATTATTTCTTCTTCTTCTTCCCAGTAAGTTTTTTAACTAAATTTTTAACCGCTGGTTTTATAAGGTTAACCAATAATGGAACAGTGGCAGCGACCAAAGCAATAGAAGCAGTACTAAGGGCAGTAGGCAAACTCGGAAAGTAAGTGTCGATAAATTTAACTGATTCATAAAGCGTTATGCAGTCCCCCCCATCGTCGCTAATTTCCCAACCAATGACACGTTCTAACCGCTTATCATTACGAAAGTCACCCATCTTTTGATCTTTAGGACCGGGGCAGGGAATAAATACCTCCTCTTCTTCTTTCTTCTCTGGAATATCTGGCTCTTGCGCTTGAAAATCTGTATTTGATTTTTCTTCTGTTGTTTCTTGTTTTTTATCGTTTGAATATTTAATTTTTGCAGCGTTATATTCAAGAGGTTTTATTGCTGGCAATGGACCATTAGAACAAACCCAATAACTACCCGTCGGGTCGTCTTCTATTATTTGTGTATTTGTGGGCCTTGCGTCGCGGTGTTTCTTATAGCAACCGGGTAAAAGGATAGAAGGCGGTGGAAAGCCTAAAGCCTTTTCTGGGGGGATTTCTAAAATTCTTATAGGCGGTATTAATTCAATTGCTATATCTGGGATTCTTATATCTGGTATGTCCATTACATAGGAAGACCCAACCCCGTTACTTTAGGTAATTGCTTTTGTATTTGATCAGGCATTGCCTTTTTTAAATCCCCCATAATTGCATTTTTTATTTTTGCTTGACCTTGTGGGCTGGTCACGTATTTATAACCAAAATATCCCCCGCCAATAATTCCAGCCGTTAAAACAAAAGAGGCAACCGCTAACCCATCAATAATTTTTCTGACCATTGGTTTTAATGCTGCTATGTCGCCATAATAAACAAAAGAAAGATTTTAAGCTTTACATGAATGAAATAATCAAAGACGCATTATTAAAAGCTTTACCCATAACCGTTGCATCTATCGCCTTTTGTTTTATCGCGTTAATGCCTTTGTATTTAATGCTTAAGTTGCAATCAAACCAGTCTCACGCAAACGAGCCAATGCGGCCTCTAACTTTGCCTCTAGTTCAACGCAGTACTCAAGCAGCTCTGCATTAGTCGGGCTAGCAGCGTTGGAAATAGTGACAGAACCGTTAGGAGTAGGCAAAGAACCACTAGAAGCCGTAACAGTTAAATCAGCAACGGCGGCGGGTTGATCGACTGGTGTTACATTCCAAAAACCAATCTTTTGCCCTGTCGCTGTTCCAATCTTTGTACCCGTACTTGTATTAGTTGCAATGTTTACAGCATCGCCAACGGTTAATAAGTTTGCATCAATAGAAAATTGAGTTGTTAATGTTCCCGCGTCCATTACTTTGAAATTTATTTGCCCGTCTTCTGTTCCATCACTTGCATCTATAATCTTTGATTCAATCGCGGAATAATCTATTTGCTCCGGTGTTCCCGCGTCGTTCTTACCCCTGCAAAAGATAGTCGAAAGAATGTCATTATCTTGACCGGCCCCAGACGCGCCCCTCCTAGAAAATAAAGTTATATCAGCCGTTGAACCTGCATCGTTAGCGCTACATTCAACCCATAAAGCCGTACCAGCTCCCGCCACTGTTATATGAACAGGGTACAAAGGGACAGTTTCACCAAAGCCTACTTTATCCGCTGATAATCTGATTCTTGATGCAAGTGTTCCACTAGCTGACGACATCAAATCTAAAATTCCATCTTCTCCGCCATTAGTTACGGTCTTAATTGATGCGGCTATGGATGCGTAGTCATGCGCGTTATCGCCTGAATCTTCGCCTCTATAAACAAGGTTCCCTAAATTATCAGCATTAGCAGGGCTGGCAGAATTTCTATATAGAACAAGGTCGGGGGCTGTATCTGCCCCGGCATCGCTATTTTCTAAAATAATCTGATCAGTTGTATCAGTACTAAATAAATGAAGTTGAGCCGCCGGAGTACCCGCCCCTAATTGCAACCCGCTTGATTGAAATGATCCAACTAACGTTTGATTGATTGAAACAGAAAGAGTATTAGCAGCCGATCTATAAAGACCAGTCGCGCCACTATCAGCTAACCAACCTAAAGAGGGTGTCGTGTTACTTCCCGACGGTAGGTTTCTTAATAGCGTTGTATATTGTATTTTCTTGTTTTTGGCAGAGTTAGAAGACTCACTTGAATCAAGAATTTGAATTACATCATCAGCAACCGGCGCCGTTAATTCGGTTAAAGCGCTAATTTTTCGATCTGCCATTTTTTACTTTTATTTTAATCGGTTTTTTCTTTTTCCTCTTTAACAAGCTTTTCTAGCACTCTTACAATTCCTTGATCTTCTAAAATTGGTTGCGTTAATTTCTGCCCGTCTTCTTGTAGCTTTTTAATATCATCTTGTATTTTTTGTAAACTTGCTAAATTTGCATCAAGCCGAGTTTTTGCCGCTTGCAATTCGCTTTCTTGAGTTGTCATAGAGGTTTAATATGTCCTCGTAATATAAAAGCAATTAAAACAAGAAGCAAATAAAAAACTAATCGGCTTCCTCCGCTGTATTACCTTCTTCTACCCACTCTAGGTACTCTTGATAGTCTTTGTTTGCTGGATCGAATGGGATCACAGCGCCATCTGATTTCCTAATTACTTCTTTTTGGTAATTCTCAAAAGTTGAATCTCTTAATTTATACATAATTTATAGCTCTGCCTCTGAGGCAGCCAAAAGACTATAATATCTACCATAGCCAGAACTACCAATTCTAGTGTCAACCGTAAACCCATCTACTGTTGCACCTTGTAGATTTTGGGAAGTTAAATTTTGAACGCTAGTTGCTGCTGTTATTACGGTCAATGTTGGTGCTGCTCTTTTAGTTGTTGCATAGTGAACCCTTGCAGAACCATTTCCTTGTGCTGCCGCGCAATATCCTGCCCAAGTGGAAGAATTTAGCTCATAGTACCTTTGACACAACGCTAATTCTTCTGCATAAGATTTGTGCTCAAACTCTGTAGCTATAGATCCAATTTCTAACTGCACGCCTGTAAATTGAAAGGTTCTACTTGTGCTGTCTCCTATTGAACTAATTCCTACAGCTCTATTTGCATCTGTATTTGCTTGCCATGTGCCCGCCGTATAACTCCCGCTTGTGTAATTAGTTCCAGCATGTAAGTAAATAATTAAAGTTAAACTACTCGCGTTGTCATCATCAAAAGCCCCCGTTGTATCTGATGGGATAGCAATTTTAATTTGATTCCAAGAAGATGTAACAGCAAATTGAGTACTACTCATTCTAGAATTATCATTGTCTACAAGCACTGCCATATAAGTGGCCGAGGCATTACCTTTAACGTAAAAACTTAAATATAATTTTTCAGCCGCACTAGTTCCTTTTTTTATAAGTTGTAAATCTTGCCCCTCTATGTGCTGACCTACTAAAACTAAGGCGTTAGTAGCTATTGAAGTATCTGCCGTGGTACAAGCAAATTTCATTGAATTAGCAAAACCATCAGGACCATTTGAATCTTGTGACTCTGTAAGTACTACCTGAGTGTTATTGCAGTATGTGTACCATCTATCTACAGTTGAATAGAAAACACCATTTGAACTACCTATACCAGTTTTTGAAGTAGCTCTTTGCGCTACTTTCATTTCTGAGTTATGTAAAATATTTCTACCAGATAAATTATTCGACTTTAAATTGCCAGTTGCTTCAATATCTCCATCAGAATCAATTGTTAATCTTGTTATATCATTAGTTGTAAAATACAAGTTTGCGTTTTCACTTTGCTGAATTGCTAAATTATTATTCCCGCTAGATGGATAACCAATACTCCCTTTAATTGCAGAAGTATCGAAAAATTCAATCCAAGTTCTACCTGTAGCTGCCGTAGATTCTAGTCTAATTGTTCCATCTAAACCTTTAACATGCAATTCTCTATTTGGAATACATCCAACACCTAAACCTGACGAGTTAATTGTGATCCTTTTTGTTCCACCTGTTGAGATGTCTAACGTATCAGCACCGCTTGACCATATACCCGTGTTTAAATCATCTCTAAAAGCAAGACCGGGGGTAGCTTCTGCCCCGTCCTCCATTGTTAACGTCCCATCAAGTTGAAATAGTTCTATCCATGCGTTATTAGCTGCGTTTCTAATTTTTTTAACACCGTTTGAGGTGTCGTTCCATTCCATATAAGCGTATGTTGTGGAGGGTTCCGTTCCTGAACTGTTACCAGTAACAATCGCCGCTAATGCGTTATTTAAATCTGTACGAAAGCTACTCCCTGATTGGTTCGATAATACGTAGTCGTGAGTACTCATTTTTTACTATGTCGCCTTAATATGCTTTCAGTTTAGACAATGATAGCAAGATTAGTATTTTAAGCGCCCTCGGTTCCATAACCGTTTGCTTGAAACTGGAAATTGCGACTAACTCCCGAACCTGACGAGTTATAGAAATTAATTGTAAAACCTGTTCTTGTTTCGCTACTAATTGCATATCTGTCACCGCTTGCCATATCACTTGAAGTAATGCCTAGCTTAGGTGTTTGATAAAAAGCTTTTGCATAAGTGACAACCTTTGCACCTGTTCCCGACTCAAAACCGCCGCTTTCCGTTCTGTTCTCGAATTGCAGCGTATAACCTAATTCGTCAACAATAGGAGTTTGATCAACTGTTGTAGAAGATAAATCAACTTTAAATTGAAAGACGCGCCCGGTATATCTGCCTGATTCCATCGGAGTCCAAACACCGTAAGTCTGAGAACTTTCTTGTAACATATCGCTGCCATCTTCTAATAATATTTTGTCACCATCTTCTGTGATTATGTCGTCATCAGCAGGGGCATCATTGCTTTTTCTAAAATAAAGATTTGCTGTTGTTTCATCTGCTAACGCTCCATCAAAATCACTCCACCTATCCATATTTGTTGCACGATCATCAATCGTATCATTAGGAAGTAGACCTCTTGTTGTTAGTTTTCTTTTAAAAATTACTGTAAATATTGCGCCTAAATCAACGACGTTATTAAAGTAATAAGTTCCTGAAGTTTTAAGCGAACCAAGAAAATCTATTGATCCCCAGTCGTCAATATTTCCTGTTTGTTCATCCCAAAAGTCGCTACCTGTAAGAGTTAAAGCATCAAATTCATTTGAATATTGAACATTATCTTTTTGACCTTGAAATGGTGGGGTGTCTGTATCTTCCCTTCTAACTGTTTGATTTAATCTAGGCAACGCATCAGGTAGATCTATTGTTGCGCTTACTTCATTGCTACTTTTATTTCCTAGCTGATCCTTAAACTTGACCATATATTCACCCTCTAATAAATCTAAAACAACCGAGTCAGTATTTGATTGAACTTCTCTTAATAGTGTTGAGTCTGCCCATGTACCAGTGCCATCAGTTTTATTTGAATGACGAATAATCGATATTAAATCTGAACTATTACCGCCCCATGTCGTAGGGATTGACCACCTAAAAGTTACCTCGTCTTTGCTAGAAGCCTGAACGCTGACATTAACAGGATCAGGAGGCAAAAGAACAGGGGTTGGATCATCACCGCCGCCACCTGACCCCGGAGATGGAACAGTAATTGTTTGAGATGTCCAAGGCGATGTTTTACGAACTGGGGCAGGCCCAACGGCCCGAACTTCAAAAGTTAATCTTGTACCCGCCGCCAAACTATCAATTTGAAAAATAGTACTTGTCGTTGAAGTTGTTGTATAACTACCGCCGCCTATTTTGTATCGAATATCAAAAAGAATACTTGAGCCGTTTGTTCCTCTTGTCCAGTTCCAAGTAATTCTATTAATTGTGTTGTTGTTAACCCTTATTTCAGAAAATGCCCAATTTAAACCAGTAATTGCCGTTGGATTATCATCAAAAGTTGTTGTGTCTTCATATTCGATAGGTGTTCCACTATCAGCGGCTGAATAAATAGAATCATTAAATTCTGTTCCTGTAATTGAATAAGTACCATCTTTATTGTCATCAACAGAAAGACACCTGAATTTTTGTTCAACAACAGTACTAGAAGAAATCGACCAAACGCTTTGTGCTTGAGGCGCGGCGCTAAATGCTGAACAATTAACAACGGCTTCAGCAACAGAACTAATATCTTTGGTTTCCATGTCACCATCTGGCATGATGCAAGATATTTGATGACTAGACCCGGCAGGCAATGAAATTGTTTGGTCGCAAGTAATTGCTGTAGTTGTAGAACTTGCAACTCTTCCGGCTAATCTTGCACCTTGTTTCATTTCATCAGCAACCGCGAAAACTTGCCCCGGAAAAACTGCAACGCCCTCCAAACCAGTTGAAAAACTTATAACGGCTTGATCTAATTCCTCCGCCGCCATCATCCAACGACCTAGCCTTTGCGCTTGATATTTTGAAGTACACCCAAAAGCAATTATCTCTTTCGTTTGATAACCATACTTAGAAATTAAGTCGTAATCTTCTACTACAACAAAATTAAATTTATAAAAATTATCAGGGTCGTTATATCGAACACGTATTGAAGTACTTCTAGTTTTTAACGATGAACCCGCGTAATTAAATAAACCATCAGTTACATTTGAATTGTTATAAAGATGTACGGGCGAAACGTCGGAACCGTCTAAATTTCCATGATCTCCCGTGACTTGTATTGTATTACTTGCCCAATAGGTCATGCCCCTAAAGGTGCTTGCTAAATCTCTTACAACTGAATAGGCATCAGCCCGATTACCTACAACTGTATTTATTGCAAATCTTGGTTCTTGTGTTCCGTCTGGGGTCGTAATTAATTGATTTGCATATTGCGCTAACGGATATAGATCAACCCAATTTAAAGAAGACGAGGCAATAAAATCACCTGCGCCCCAAACTTTATTAGTAAGCATTGCATAAAAAATGCAAACTGGGCACGTAGTCCACCGAGTCACCAAAGACCCGTTAAAAGCTAGATCAGTAATAAATTCAAGACTTCCATCTTCTCTAACATGCGTATTATGTGGAACTTCAACTTTCACCCCGCGTATCAAATAAGCCCTAGTTGGAATCGATGTGAATTGCTTAGTTGAAAGACTTAAACCAACACAAGCCGTATAAGGGTATGCACTTCTTAATTCTTGTTTTTCTATAATGCTTGTCCAAAAAACCCTATTACCTCTACTTGCTGCTAATGGTGTTGTTTCTGAAACCTCGTCAAAATCTGTATAGCTAATTTCAAAATCACTGTCATCGCTAGTTAACTTTAAAACTTTTATATTCCACGGTCCTTGTCCGGGTAGTTGGATTTTTGGCGTTTTAACTTGATAATCCGTTGTACTTATTCCCGTTATGTCTCTTGTATATAGTGTTTGATAACTTCCCCCTTGCGGTTGCACTTGTACCCATAAATGAACGGTTGCATTAAATAATTGCCCTTTTGCTAAGCCCTCTTGAGCTGTTGAAAATAACGCAGGGATAGAAAATAAAATATGGAATGACTCAACATCTGTATCTGTTATCTGTCTTACAACTGAGCCACCCCCATAATCTCTAGATGTAACCTCATTAGTAGAATTAAGTGTTTCACTATAATTTGAACCTACTTCCGCGTTTACCGTCGTTACTGTTGATGTCCCGTCGTCTAAATAACCGCCTAATCTTGATTGAGTTGCACCTCCAAGCCTGAAATCCCAACTAACAGAATCAGTATCAAAATTTCTTGATCCGTCACTTGCTTTTATTGGTGTTTCATCTAGATAAATACCTTTTTCAGAATTAACTAATCCTTCAATTGTTCCCTCACAAAGAAGATCAATTATTTTAATAGTAGAGGTAGAATTTAAGCCCATTTTTTTTAAGTATCAGGGTTAACAAAGTAATAACCAACTTGAAGAACTTCTAAAGTATTAACATTCAAGTCGGCGCTATAATCAACAGGCTCAACAAAAACTAAATAATTATCTTTATGTTCAATCTTTCCATAAGTAAACCAATGCACCCATGAATAACTTTGTGAACCTGACATTAAACCTTGCGCCGTTACTTGTATCGTTGCAACATCAGGCGTACTATCTAAATCTGTATTTTCTACAATAATTTTAAACGTCACAAATCCATCAACTTTTGTACTGCCTGCCCCTGCAATTTCGTCATATAATCCATTATTTAACCTAAAAGCAATTTGAAATCTTGCGACATTAGTTGGACCGCTATTTTCACCCGGTATGTTTCCGCCTACTACTTGCTGCCTAGTATTACTTGTTAAATTTAATTGATGCGGCGCGGCTAAATATTTTGTTGTTGAACCTCCAATAATTGAATTTACATCAGAAGCACTTAACGCCCTTGATTTAACCCCAGACGTTTCTTTAAAAACAGAATCTAACTTTTCGCCTTGAATCCTCATCGTATCGGGTGAAGGCGTTTTAATCCATTCGTTCAAAGGGTCTGATTCGTCTGTTACTTGCATATCTGCACTAACAATATGGGAGCCTATTAAAGCCTTACCAAAAACTACGGGAATTGTTGCACCAGCTCCAACGCTATTAATTGCTCCTCGATATGCGTAAGATTGACGACCATCTGAACCCCTAACAATCGAACCCGGCCCTCGATCTGTTGACGTTGCACCCGGTGTGAATTGTGGCGCTTCTTGCGGTTGAGGTGACAACATTTGACTAATACCGCCAAGAGTTAACGCGATACCAATATTTCCACCGATTGCAATAGCCGCCATAGTTGTTGAATAAGACGCCGCCAATGGAATACCAGACGCACCAACAAACCCCGTAGCACCCAACGAAACGCCACCTGTTGCAACAGCTAAACCAATCAAGGCAACACCAGTAATAAGTCTTCCAGCTCCACCACTACCAGCAATAACAGGCGCAACAATTAAATCTTTGCTCCCAAACGGGAGCATCATATCTTCTAACTCAAATTCTGTTTCCGATTGAATAACTTTATAGCCAACACCTCTTTCACCTGATTCAACTAATTCTCTTGAAAATTCAGGGTAGTTAATACATAAAAGCCTAATTGCATCAACAGGCGTTCTTAAGTTGTGATACTCATGCACCGGGCCAAATTTTTCTCCTAATTCATCTAGGAGTAACACCCGTTGCATATCTAAAAACTGCCTCTGTTCTCTCTACATAGTAGAACCTATATGCCTCTACGCATGAAAGAGAATTTTGCTTTTGATGCAAGATCATTTCATTAGGCAGCAATATGGCCGCGTGCATTGCTGTTTTAGTTCCTAGACGCATTACCAAGACATCATTCGGTAATCTTTGATTAATTTGGATTTGTTGAAAACCTTTTTTTGGTAATTGATCTAAAAATATACTTTCGCAAGTTTGTAAATCTTTGGGCCTTTCATATTCAGGAAGTTCAACGCCTAATAATTTAAAATAATTTCTAACTAAACCAAAACAATCACTCTTTCCATATTCCCAATTTAAACCGACTAAGGATTGATAGTTAACCATTCATCTTTAGGAGTTAAATAAATATGCCAATTGATCTTTGTACGTGAACAAGCCTTTTGATCCGCCGGGCTTTCTTTTCCTCCCTTCGGGTGTGAATGAATAATCGCTTCAATTTTTCCATTTTGTCGTGCCTTTACATAATCTCTAGCCTCAAGAATAAAATCATTTTCGGGCTTGTCTGCTACGTTTCGACATCTGAAATATTTTCCATTAACAACAACACCGCACGCCTCTTTTGGGTGTTCCTCTAATGCGTGTTTTTTTGCATCACATCTGAAGTCTTGCACTTGGGAAACCTCCAAACGGTAATTCATTTTTACCGGGGAACTTTGCGACACAATCGGAATATTTATGCCCACAAGTTGCATCAGCTCCAGCGTAAGTGCATTGCGTCCCTCTAAATTCCCACGGGCAATGTTCTAATACTTGACGACGAGGTAAAGCGATATTTAATAAATCCATTCTTGTTGACAACTCAAACTGGACAGAGTTCATATTTTCAGATGCGATCCTATCGATATACCAAGTGTCGTCAGCCTCAAAGATTGCGGTTGGGTCCGCCGTTGCATTTGTACCGCTTGTAAAATTAACAGCATCAAGAAATTTTTTACAGGTTGTTATTCTTACGACTTTTGCATTTAAGGGATTATAAGAAGCTAATAAGACAGAGATAGCACTATTAGTATTAGCAATAGTAAAAGTTGGTCTTGGTAGTGTTCCCGTTGTTGTACGTTTGAACCCGTCCATTTCGCAAGGAACAGCAGAATAAGTAATTGAATTAAAAACTATATTTCCGTAAATCTCATTTGTTCCCGCGTGGTAGTAGTAAACGGTATCAGTTCCATTTACTGCCAACGTTAAATGTAATTGAAATAACTCGATCACCGCCGACGGCTCAAGCATCTGAATCTGTTCTTGTATCGACTGGGGAACAGTTGGCATTTTTACGCCTCCGCTACTTCTTGAAAGGTTGCCGTGATCGTTGCAAAGCTAGGGTAAGGAATTGTTTTGTTCCAAGAGGTACAAATATATTTAGCGCTTGCCGATTCGTTAGGGGGTGTAAAAGTAAAGCTTTCTGTTCCGCCTCTTGCATCAAGAAAGGTTTCTATTGTGTCGCTATCGGTTTCAGAAATATTTTCCCAACGTAAACTCCATTTTTTTAAATTTTGATTGATGCCAAAAGTAGAACGCTGAGAATAACCCGACCCAAAAGCCGCCGTGTTTGTATTGGGTGCGCTGGCTTTGCTTAAACCAAAACTTGATTCGATTGAGGGAAAGGTTGCCATTATGCGTAAAGTAAACCCCCCGGCCTGCGTTCATTTGCAATTTGATTTTTAACAGCCATCGCGACGACTTTTCCTAATACTCTTGCTTGACCTTCATCGCCTTGTACTTCTGAACCTCCAGATGCATCAACATTAACAACAACGCTAGTGGAACCCATACCCCCTAACTTGTGATTCGGTGTAATGTTTCCGCTTTGATTTCCCATCCTTAAAATCTCAGGGCCATTCTCTCCTACTAAATAACTTTTATTAGCACCAACAGGGCCGCCCATCGCTCGACCACCACCAAAAAGACCGCCAAGAAAACTTGTCATACCTCTAGTAAATGTTTGCTGTATTGCGATACGAGCCATATCTTTAATAATGCTATTTGCTAAGTCTTTAAAATTTAATTTTCCCGTAGTAACAAAATCCAATAACGAATCCTCCATTTTTTTAACCCCAGAAACAACGACGTCAGCCATTGATTCGCCAACTGTTTTGATTGATTCGTTAAATTGCTTTATTTTTGACTTCATTTGATCGCCAAAGGTTTTTGTTAATTGCGTTTCTAATAAATTTGCGTCTTCTGTCCCTTTATTAAAACCATAAGCATCACCCGCCTCTGATTGTCCTGTTGTAATAGCTTTAAAGGCTTCTTGATTTCTTTTGAATCTGTCTAAAACGCCTTCTCTATATTTTTCTGCTGATTCGTTCATTCCTTCTGTATCCATTCCAAACATCTTTTGTGCTCTTTTGCCAATCGCTCCGATTAAATGAATTAATTCTTCTACAGCTACAATTGTTGACATCACAGCGAAGGAAATAGTTCTAAAGCCAAAACCAACGACCTTAAAAAATCCTTCCCAATCATTACCACTTTCAAAAAGCTTTCTAAAAACTTCTAATACAGAATTTAATGCTGGTAATAATGCGTCTGATAATTGTTTTCTAAAACCATCAAAGCCAAAACCTAACATTGTGATTTGATCGTTGAAATATTCCGCGTTTGCTGCAAAACCTTCACTTGTTTCATAATTCCATCGTTCCAAAGCCTCGCCGCCTTCATTCAACATTGGTATTAATTGCGCCCCTGATCGACCAAATATTTCCATCGCCAAAGCCGCCTTTGTTGCCCCGTTTGGCATATCTCTAAAACGGTCCGCAATATCGCCTAAAAGAACTTCAGAACTTTTTAAATTTCCGTCGGCATCTCTAACGCTAATCCCTAAAGCTTCATAACTTTCCGAATAAGTTTTTATTCCTTGATCCGCTTCTCTTTGTGATTGAGCAAGACGCCTTAACCCTTTTTCTATTGTTGATTGTTCAACCCCTGCTAATTTCCCCGCATTAACATACGCTTGTAATTGATCCGCTGCTATTCCTGTTTGTCTGCTTAATTTTCCAAATGCGTCGGCTTGATTTATTGCCCCAGTAACAAACCTTGTAAATGTTCCAGCCGTTAAAATTAAGGCCATTGCCTTAAATGCTGTATTAACGCTTAACGCCGCTAATCGAACATTTTTTAATCTACCTTGTAAACCTTGCATGGAATTTCCCATGCGCTTTATTCCGGCGGTTCCCGCTGTCTTAGCAGCGATTAGCATATTGAACTTAGCCGCCGCCATTTATTTTTTCTCCTTGTTGAAAAGTTCGATTGCTCTAATTTCCATGACTTGTAAGTCTTCGATCACAGAAGGCAAATCATCTACTGAATAAAGTTTAGCGATGCTTATTACGCTCGCATAATCAAAACCCGTAACCTGTCCTAATCCTCCGATTCGATATTGCGTTTGACATTTTAAAAACAGTTCTACCGCTGCCCAATTCGTTTTTAATACCTCAAAATCTTTTTCCTTTTTACGTTTAGGTAATTTGATATTAAAAGCCTTTGCCGCTTCCTCTAAATTCCCTTGATCTTTTTTACTGTTATTAAATATATATTCAACCGCCTCAATTAGTTTTTTCTTTTTGCCCTCACTCTGCTTTCAAAAAACACCTCACCCATTGCCGAGGCAATACCAACAACATCCAATAATTGATCTCTTGCCTTAAGACTGTATGGAACTTCTTTCCCGTCGTCGTCAGTAATTCCACGCCATCCAACTAAAATTTCTTTAACAATATCAACATCATTAATCTCGCCTTTTTGTTGTTTGGCAACTAATTTTAAAAGCTTAGATTGTGGAATACTTTTAAATTTTACTTCAAATTCAACGTCTTCAAAACCGTCATCAGTTGGAATTTGTAGCTCTATTTTCCAAAAATAAGTTTTAGAATCACTTAAAACAAGGGGCATTAAATTATGCTATTGAGTCATAGTAAGAGTAAACCCCCTAAACAATAAAAGCAATATCAATGGAATTTTAAACTGAACTCGTCGTTGCCCGAAGTTGTAGGAGTAGCGAGATAATCCATGTTTAACATTGTCACGCCATTATCATCAGCATAACTAGGCGCTTGAATATCTGTCTTTGGCAAAGTTAGAGTTACGCGATTACCTGCGGTCTGGCCATGTTGGTAGGTTAAATTTCCAAGGGTTCCAGCTTGACTTATTGCAAAGAAATCTTTGGTTGATAAAACAGGGGCTTCAATTGAAATTGATCCGCTTGGTTTTCTATCTGTAAACTGAACTTCTTTTGTCCCTCCTACTAATTCACGGTAGGCAAGATCATTATTAAGATCAAAGGTCATTGACTGCATAGCCCCCGCGAAACTGTGGAGCTGGAAAGCAGTTGTATTATCTTTGTTAACAATAACGGGGGTGTCCTGATTGGAATAACTCGCCGTTAAGTTGGCGCTAGTACCGGGAGCCGAATACAAACCAATCATATTAAAAGTTATTGTTGGTATTGCCGAAACAGAAAGACTGATACTAAAACTTCCTCTTGCTCCTAAAATCTTATGCCTTTGCCCGTCAATAAAATAATAAATTGTTGAACTTCCAGCGGTTGCCAATGGCGCGTAGGTAGAAGATGTACTTGAGACAGTCGTGAGAGCTGTACCGCAACTCAACAAAAGATTGTCATAGGCTGGCGCGGTTCCGGCACTTCCAGATGCCGCAAGTTCTACAACCGCGGTTAATTGAACATGAGTATTAGCGTTAAAAGTCTCATAATTACCCATATAACCGCGTACTAATTCCCTGCTTACCGTGTCACCTGTTAAGGGTGTAATTTCAATCGATTGGCAAAGGATGGCGTTCGAGCCTGCAATCGTTGGGTCACTTCCGTAACTTGACTCGGCCTTTGCGCAAATTATGGTTTGCGAGGTTCTTAATGCCATTGCCTAAATACAAACTCTTCTATGACTCCATATTAGACACTGTTTACTATTGAAACGGTTTAAACAGTCGATAAATCATCGTTAGCCGTTCTGTATCTAACTTGATAAGTCGAAGTAACAACGCCTAAAGGTTTTTCTGAATCAATAGACTCGTTTGTTGTTCCCGTTGGTATTAAGTCCATTGCATAGCCGCCAAGAGTAATATCTGACATCAAGCGAGAGTGCATATCTTCAACAATAGTATCTGCTACCTCGTCGGGTGTTTCTCCAGATACGATGCACGCAACCGAAAATTCTAAAGTCCAATTTAATGTAGCTAATGAAGTTTCTTGGCTTGCGGTGTCACTTGCCCACGTAAGCAACAGGGCGGGAAGTTGAGAATTTTGTATTAATGGAACAACGCGGCTTCTATATGCGCGGCTGCTAATTCCTGTTGTTGCTGTGATTGCTGTTTTTACAGCGTCTAATATATGTTCCCTTCTAGTCGTAGCCATTTAAACTTTCTCCAATGAGATTTGACAAGAAAGGCCATCTAAATCTTTTTCGTTGGTGCGTACTTTATAACTAACAGAATCAACAGTAATACTATCCCCCGGAACTAACGAACCGAAATCAGAATTTAAAACGTGAACAACTCGGTCAACCATTAACACTTGATCACCCGCAACAACTGACGTAGGTTCATCCAAAATACCGTTTGCAGTGGTAGCCCCCGCAGTGCATGAAACACCAAAGGGGCCGTCCAACATGCTTTTTATGTCATCAGCAAATGACATCTATTTTTATGTTGTGTACTTCTTAGAAGCGTAAGCAGTGACGTTTACGGCTCCTGTTCCTGTACCACCTGCAACAGTAGCGGCGGCTCTTACATAGCGCTTAAGGTCAGAAACGTTTAATGTAATT